AGTTTGACAGCTTGACTCACATGTAGACTGACATCCTGCTTCACAGGAAGCCTCACAAGAAGAGTAACAGGATGCGCATGATGAAGAGCCTGCATCTCCCACTCTGTACCAAGCGAACCAATAAACATTCCCTGCTGGCGTATCACCCCTAGTTATTCTGAACCCAGTTCGTGTGATATTACTGATACTTATTCCACCGGTTGATCCTGCCTTTTGTATTAAAAAAGGAGCGCTTGGAAGTGCGGTTCCGAAGGTTACATTCATAGATTGTAATGTATCTACATAAGTAGTTCCTGAATATAATTGCATTGATACTCCGGGCGCTGCATAGATA